GAGCAATTGTTCCTGCTTGTGTTTTAGCGCCTACGTATCCAGCTTGTTGACCCATTGCTACTTTTGGTACGTTAACAATCTCTTCCATAATTCTTTCTTCTTCTCTCTTTAAGCCAAGAAGTTGATTTACGTTGGGGTCAAGTGTCATATCTACTACTTCTACAATTCTGTTTCCGTCAGCACTATTGAAATCTTCACCAGTAGCATTTCCATCAGTAATGTGTATGCCCATTCTCTCAAAGTCATTCAATACGTCTTGAGCAGTAGCTGTTCCTAGTTTGTGTTTGTTTAAAACGAATACTTTACCTTTGGCTCTTGTAACCATTTTGGTAATTTCGTTATTTAAGAAATCAATTCTATCTTGGTGTTTGTGAAGCCTAGCAGCAATAGACCTAGACTCTCCCATTACCATATTTGGAATAAATACAGAAATAGGAAGTTCAACCTCATTTAAATCGTCAGACTTTCTAACTATGTTAGGCTGTTCACCAAAATCAACCAAATACTTGTTAGCCAAAAGAGTGCCCTTATAAACAGTCTTTGTAAAGTATTGTGATGTTTGTCTTCCTTTGATTTTTGCATAGTGAGTATTTCCAAACTTGTCTTGTACTTTTTCGTAACGAAGTTCTTTATAGCCAATCCAATAAGTAGTAACTGCTGCTAACGCGGGTACTCCGTTTGTGTTATAGTACCACTTTAGACGATTGGTTGTGATGTTATCTTCACCTAACAACTTGTCTATGTTATTGGTATTCAGTGTTTTAATCTCGTTAACCTCTTCATCAGTCAATTGCTGTAAGAAAATAGGATTAGATAAAATTTCACCTGGAGTCAACCAGTCTATCTTTCCTACGTAACGAGCTCTTGTATTTAAGTCATCGTCGATTGAATTATCCCAAATCAAATTATAAGGTAGGATAATATCTTTTACTTGTCTTTTATTTACGACTTTGTTTTCTATCCCAACAACTCCTCCAAGCATAGTATAGAAGAAAGCCTGTTTATATTTGTCTACAAATCGGTTTCTGTGTAAGATGTCATTAGCCAAACGTTGAGCAATTTCTTCTCCGTACTCTTTGTAGTCGTACTGCATATATTTCATTGTCTCTTCTGGAGTAGTGAATTCTTTAGAGCCAGTTGGAGAAAAGAATATTCCCATTTTTTCTAACTCAGAAAATAAGCCAGAAAGTTCGAGTTTAAGTAATGCTAATTCAAGTTTTTTAGTTTTTTTGTTGACAACTGCCTTATTTGTAGCTCTAACAGAAGGTTCGATGTTTTCAATCATCTTGATTGCGTTACCTAACATAAAGTCAATCATAGATGTAAGCTTTTGACCATTAATCCAAACCGTCGGTAAATCACAATTTGATTGGTCTTTAGTCGTATAATAGTAATCTCTGTTTTCTTGTTTGCCTAAATAATAGGAAAACATTCTAAGCATTTCGTCAATAGGCTTATCAAAAATTTGCTCGTACTCCCTATAACCCAAGTTGTTTTGCTGAGTGTTATACTTGGAAGCCACATATCGAGCATTGTCTGCATACCAAGTTTGATTTTTTTCGTTTTCTGGTATAAATTGATTTGGTTGTTCTCTTAAAGATAACATATTGCGATTCTATACAAATATAAACAAAAAAATCGAAAGTTTCACAAATTTTTTCTTTTATAGTCTCTTATTCTCGTTTGGGTAGAGTATCCCCCTATCCGTGAAATACCCCTGACGGCTAAATCAGGAATCTTTAACGGTTATCTGCTCAAACAACAGAAGCCAGGTAAGCACTTCCCTCCGCATCCATTTATTTATTTGTTCCTCTTTCGAGATGGATATGGGTTACTTGATGGTTTTTTCTCTTTCGAGTTTCACGGACCTGTTGTCGGGGATGGGACAGCGCAGGGTTTTTTATCAAGCATCTTATCTGACATTTAACTTTGGCACTGATTTTAAGGTCAATTTTTGGTTAGGTATTGACAAACGAACCACAGCGTGTATCCAAAGCAACGATATACAAACATAATATCAAAATTTGAATTATGCAAGTACTTTTAAAAAAATTAAAATTTTAAAACATGGGCCTCAGAAGCTTACGACTATCTAACATTTCTATATTCTTATCAAGTAAGTCTATAATCTCTACATTAAATGACATAGCAACTAAAAACCCAACAAAGAAGATTCTATCAGGATATGGCTTACTTAATCTATAAGTAGCTGGAAATTTTCTGTTTTTAATATAATCATATCCTGTTTGGTCTTTGACATGCACAAAGAAATAGCCAGTAGTAAGATTGTGTTTTCTTTTCAGATACTCAATGTTCTTTTCTAAGTTGTGGGCTTTTTGTAAATAGACATGATTCATACAACGAGTAAATGTTTCTCGTCTAGCTTGTGCTATGTTAATGTCTTCATAGGAGCGGAGATTCCCCCTCTTGAGGATTTCTATGACTTTTTTCTCCAATCGTTCTTGCTCGGTCTTTATAAATGTTGACATTGGCTAATGCTTGTAAAGTTAAATAGTGATGTAGTCTTTCTGCTTGCAAACGAGTAAATCTCATCGCAATCAAACGGTTTATTAGGTCTCTTGGGTCCATATCCATATGAACAGCCAATAGATTAAAGTCTGCTCTTGAGAAAAGTTTTGCAAAACCGTCTTGAATAATTTCATAGATTTCTTTTTTGTCTTGTGGAAAATCTTTCGGTAAGTCAAAATATTCAAAGTTTTGTTCAGGATGTTCTTGTAAATTGACGTATTCATCCAATCTTGTGTCCAATTTTGGAATGATTCGACTAAAGTGTCTATAACTTTTGTATAATTTACGCTTAGAAACAATATTCACACTGCAAATATATGTAATTTTGATTATATATTTGTAATTATGGACAATATTCTAAAGAAAACAGAACTACAGGTGAAGGAGATGGCTTCTTCGTTTGCTAGGTCTAGTATCTATAAATTCGAAAGAGAGCGAGACGCATTTGTTGCGTGTGATTTAGTTATCAACGTTTTAGCCGCAGGCGAAGTAAGAAAAGCTTTGACTATGGCTGAAATTTTGGTAAAGGAAAATCAGAAAGACCCAATCAGCAGAACTTACTCTGACCCTAAAAGTAAAAAAATTAATTTAACCTACGCACTATGCCTGCTTCAAGCCGAGAAATAAAAAGAAAAACGTCTAAGCAACTTTCGACAGTTTCTGAAGAAGAAAACAAAAAGATTTACAGATACATACGTACTTGTAATTATGCTAGTTCACTGACAATCAATGAGTTAAATGAAATACTTAAAACTAAAAAAATGCCAAACTATCCAAAGTATGTTGAGCTTAATCAACTTCAAGAGTTTTATGCGCTTGATGATGAAGGCAATAGAGACCCCAGTAAGGTCCCGAATCAATGCAAGAAAGACATGGTAGACAGCACTGCATCAAGTACTGATATTATGGCTGTAGAATATTTCTTAAAAAGAAGACTCAAGGAAGAGTTTGAGAGAAAGCACTACGAAGAGAACAACGTAAAATAAAAAAAAATAAAAAAAATTAAAAAAAACTTAAAAAAAATAAAAAAAAGTTTGTCATTAAGAAAAAACATATTATATTTGTATCACAATATTTAAAAACAGTATTATGGGATTAGGAATTAAAACTAACGCAACTTACTTAAATGTAAGAAATGGAAAATTGTATCGTTATTCAAAAACAAACGAAGAAGGAACAACAACAATTTTAACAAAAAAGGGAGAACCTCGTTATTATTTCGTTTATGATTTTATCGAAGGTTACATTACTAAATTGTCAACTCGTACAGAAGTTATCGTAGGAGAAGAAAAATTATTCTTATCTGTACAAATGTCTGACGACTCAGATATTTACCATGTGAATATGGATGTAAATTCACGTTACTTTGACGCATTTTGCTCTATTATACCAAACGTAGATTTATCTAGACCTGTAAAAATAGTACCTACTCAAAAAGAAGTAGAGGGTAAAATGAAATCAGGTTTGATGATTATTCAAAACGGTCAAGTAATTAAGTGGTTCTACACTAACGCAAATCCAAACGGAAGACCTGAAATCGAAGTAACTAAAAATAAAAAGGGAGAAGTTGTTGACTACGACGCAGAAGCACGCAATCAATTCTACTTTGACCTTTTAGGCAAGTTAAATGAAAAGATGTTACCCGCTGGTTTAGTTCCGCCTGTAAAAGAAGTAGGAACCAAGTTTGAAGAAGAAGTTGGTCAAGCTGATTTTTCTAGCGGTGATGACGACGATGATATGTTGCCTTTTTAGAATGGTAAAATAATAATTATGGGAATACTATCTAAAACAAAAACAGAAGAAGTTGTAACCAAGACTTTTGGAAACACAACTTCAAGTAAAGCTTCAGAAAACGTAAAAGACATCGTATTTTGGGGAAACGGAGACACATTTAAATTAATCAGCAAAGCTTCTTCTCAAGCTGAAGGTTGGATGAAATCCACTAAAGCTATGGAAATTGAAGGAATTGGCTGTGTAATTCAAGTAACTACACAACAAGGTTCTAATGTAGCTGAGGCTTTGACTTATGTTCCTGGTGTAAGAATTAGAGAAATTAAAGAAAACGGTGAAGTTATCGCCCGCGAAATAATCAATCGTTTTATTGAAGACTAAAATAGCTCCTAGGCCAGGAGAACGAAGACGGTGGTGCTTACCATAAGAACAGCGGACACTCCTAATCGTAAGTAGGCACAGTTGGCAACTCTGGGGGTAATCTAAAAGTTGCGGATGAAGGAGTGTCGGAATGGTAGACGAGTGCTTCCCATTAGAACAGCACGCCCATAGCGGTTACAGGTTCGAGTCCTGTCTCCTTCTCTAACCAAGTGTGCAGGTAGCACATACATTAGCTCGCAAAGCTGATATTGTATAAAGTAAGTAAGCGGCCTTTATACAGGAGTAGCCAAACGCACGTAGTACCTTTGCAAGGGTCGATAGAGAAAACTACAAACGGCTGGGGGTTCAAATCCCTCCTTGGTTTCAAAATGTCAAGTAAAATAAAAGATAAGGAACTAGCTAACGAACTAGCTAAGAAGTTTGGTATAACGCCTGTTGTCGAGGACAAAGAAACTTCTACATCGTTTAGTCACATGGAGCACCAGTACTCCAAAGACACGCAAATTATTAGACAAGCTTGTTTAAAAGCCGCATCTAATATTGGTAAAACAGCTAAAGAAGTAATTGAAATTGCAGGAGAGTTTGAAAAATGGGTTTTAAGATAAAACTAATTAAAAATGAGTTTTAAAATAATTAAAATTAATAAAGACAAAGATTACGAAGGCTGGTTAGACTATCGTAACTCTGGTATTGGGGCCTCAGAAGTAGGAACTATCTTAGGACTAAACCCCTGGAAGTCATCAATAGAACTATTCTATCAAAAGATAGGAGCCATACCACAAAAGCTAACTGAAAACATGGCAATGTTCATGGGAAACAGATTAGAATCTTTTGTAGCTGATATGTGGCAATACTATGAAGGAGACGAAGAATCAGTAATCCGAAACTTCAACGAAGGAGTAAAGATAAGACACTGCCAAGAGGTAACAGGATATATAGTAAATGACGACTATCCAAACCTTTTCTTTTCTCCCGACAGAATCATAACTAAAGAAGGAGCCAAATTAGTTAAAAGAGGAAAGCTATATTTAGAAGAAGCCGAAGGTGTGTTGGAAATTAAAACGATTTCAGGTTTTGCATCTAAGCAATGGGAAGGTGGTATTCCTCCATCCTACATCGTTCAGCTTACCACTTATTTAATGGGGCTTAATCTTCAGTACGGAGAGATTGCTTTCTTGGAAGACGGACGTAACCTTAAAGTATTCCCGCTTGAAAGGCAAGATTTCTTGGTAGAAAAGATTATATCTGCAACCAACGAGTTCTGGGAACGGGTTACAATGGCAAGAGCCGACATGGAAAATGCTCATATGTACGCACCTGAACCTGACGGAACTGAGTCATATCAGAAGTTTTTGAATCAGAAGTATGCTGTTAGCCAAGAAAAAACAGTTCGGGGGGACTCAGAATCCCTTCTAATGGCAAAAAGACACAAAGAACTAGGAGAACAGATAAAAGACATAGAAGGAGAACAAAGACTATGTGCCGCCTTTATGAAGTCAAAACTACAAGAGAGTGAAACACTAGACTTCGGAGAAGCAGGTAAAGTAACCTGGAAGACAGACTCAAGGGGAGTAAGAACACTGAAGAACCTAATAAAACAATAATAAAGCAATAATCAAACAAACGAAATGACAAATATAACAAGAAAAGAATTTATGGTAAACGACAAAAAGATGAGAATCAAGTATGTCGAGCTTACTCGTTCGGTAGACTTAGAAACTTTTACCAATGACGATTACTTTGCAACAAGCTATACGTTCTCGACAGCCAATGAAGCAAGAATGTTTTTTGACTCCTTTGACGAAACGAAAGCCAAGACTATGAAGTTGTTGATTGACTTTTCGCTACAAAAATAAAACTATGACACCAAAAGAAAAGGCAGATGAGTTGGTAGATAAATTTTGCGAATATTCTCATACTGAGTTTATTCCTTATAAAGGAGGATATCAAAAAGACAGTCAGATAAAAAACGCAAAACAATGCGCATTGATTGCAGTAGATGAAATTATTCCAATAATTGACCCCGAAACAAATTTTAAAACGTGGGAATTTTACAAACAGGTAAAACAAGAAATTGAAAAACTATGAGCAGTAAGTTATTTGATACGGCTATATACGCTATGATACGAGAGGGATACTTGGTGGATTTTGAGTTTATGATGATTGGGATAAGGTTTAAGACTGAGGCCTCAGATTCAAAAGACGACATCCTACTACTAGTATCAAACTCCAATATAGAAAAATACCAACTAAACACAATACCCTCAAGTAAAGAAATCCTACAACCAGGACAATACACCTACACAAAAGCATCAACCCTATTCGACCCCTATTACGGACAACAAAGAAGCCAAGTACTATGGAAGGATGAAGAAGGATGGATAAAGACAGACGAATTTGAACCAAAGCTACAAGGTATAAACATAGTATTACACCCAGTAAGCTTAATATTGCAGTCTAAGAACGTGATGAGTGGATTTTCTCCAGGTTCGCAGATAGTTTCATCAAAGGCGTACTTATCTTTCAAGGAAAAGGCTAAGGAAATGTTCACATACACGCTGTTAGAAGCCGATGATTTGGTAGAGTAAATAAGAATAACTAAAAATAAGTAAGAATAACTAAAAACAGTTACCCCCGACTTTAAAAATACCCCGCCCCCTGGATTTTCTGGGGGGTTTTTTGTTTTTTAGGTGATTTTGGGGTGATTTCTAAGAAAAATATAGTTTGTACGGGGGATGTAGGTAAACGTTATGTTTTAGAGACCACAGGGCGTTAAAAATAACCCCCCCGTCTACTTTTTTGGACAGCGATTTCGTCTAATATAATGGACATCTAATTCCAATTTACTAGACATTTCAAATAAAAACGTCCTATTTATTGTGTCCAATGTACTATACAGGGGAAACAAACAAATGTCTATTTAATTGGACACCATTTTTATACAAAAAATCAAGCAAATAAACAATAAATAAGGCAAAAAATGACAAAAAAATGACAATTTGCCCAACAAAAAAAGATGACAAAAAAATGACATTGCAAATAAGAATATTAAACATTTTCCCCATACATTACGCGCATACATACGGGCTTATATATTGGAATTTCACCACCGCGAAATTTCATTTGTTTAAACAAATATCTAACTAATTAATAATCAATCATTTATAAACATTTGTTTAAACAAATATAAATAGTTTTGTCATCGTAATGTCATAAAATAAATTAATACTTTTTTACAACTTATTGATATTTAATTAGTTACGTTTATTTGTTTAAACAAATATTAACTTTTTTAAAATTATTTTTTTTGATGGTATTGTTTATAAAGATTTCATAACTATTTTTGAATCCTGAAATATCGCAAATTGTTAATCATAGGAAGAAAAGCCCTATAATTATCGCGTTATTGCGTTCTTTGAATTATTGTGTTTTGTTGGTAGTCATCCAATTATTAAAATTATGACTACTAAAACTAAAAAGGCAAACGCGTTCACTGCGAACGCTACCACAGAAAAGAAAAACTTTTGCCTATCATTAGAAATTTCGCAAAATTGCCAAATTAACCGAAGTAAAAAAGGCGAAAAAGGAATAGACAAGGCAATCACCCATAGATGGGTTGAGAACTATTCTGTATCACCTTATAAAATGATATTGCAAAGTAACGAAAATAATACAGAAACGTTAGGTAAGTTATTAGGTACTGAAATAACCAAGTTTTTTGAAATATTGCAACTTAAAAAAGAATTTAAGCAAAATAAATTCAAGTTAAACAAACCTATAAATTTAAAGATTAATTTTTGGGTGAACGAAAAAAATTACTCCTTAAAAGTTACCAATGATTTAGAGTTGAAATTTAGTGGAGATAGTGCTCCTTATAACTTTTGCCGTTTCTTATTTGCGTCTTTATTGATTAACTTGAAAAAAGAAAATAGTTTTGATATTAAGAAATTACTGAACGAAGCGGACAAAAAAGAAGGTTATGCAAGTTTAAAAAACTTATCTACTTTTTCAGAAAGTAACAAA